CGATGGGGTCGTTAGGCTTGTAGTGATCATCAGGTAAGGAAAGCAAACGGAGAATGGGAGGGAAGTGGCTCTGAATCCACAACCCGGATACCTCACCGGCCTAATGAGCCACAAGTTCTACCCGAAACCTTAAACGCAATGTTTGAGTCTCGATTCCCTGTGTTTCAGGGGAATCTGAGCGTGCCTTGTTGGGGAGCCTCATTGGTCTCTCTCCTCTCTCTCCCTTTGGGGTCCGACAGGGCACACTCAGATTTGAGCAAAATATTTCCAGGCCTTCTAGTTGGAACGGCTGGCCATTTTCGGATTTTATAGATCAATTGGAAAACCCAAACAAATTTTGGGCATCTCCAGGTCACCCTTTGCATCCTTCCGCAGACCCTCGCTCGTTCTGAGCAATCCCAAACCCCCAAAAATACCCCATTTTCGCCCTCTCGTATCCCAAAACTGGTATAGAAACGCCTAGGCTGAGGGTCGCGCACCATAGCCGTTTGACTTTGGGAACGCAAGTAGCCATCAGGAATGCCCTTTCTAGCCCTCTGTGTGGTGCTAGGACAGGCTGGATGGCTTTTCGCCTCCGGATTTCGCCCCTCAGTTCCCCCATCGCCTCCTAGGCATCCTTTCGTCATTCTATGTGGGTCCCTTGGGAACCGCTCGTTCCCCTGTTGGACTCATGAAAACCAATAAAACCCGGACCTTTGCTCTAAAGGCTGTGGGTCACCTGTACAAACCGTACGGAGACTCACGAACCTGTACCTACTGCCAGTGTAGATACCCTGAGCATTCCGACCATACGCCAGCATTAGCCCGCGTAATGGCCAGGGGTACTCAAGCGTATCGCGATGCAAACATTCCGCTTCTGACGGTTCCCGCGTGTTCTGAGTGCAACCTGAGTCTCAATGCGAGACCCTTGGATACCTTGGAACAGCGCACGGTATGGCTGTACAAAGACGTTCAAAAGAAACTTAGAGCCAAACGCCTATCAGGTGATTGGACCCAGGATGAACTGAACGACCTAGGCGACAGCCTCCGTTCTATGGTTCAGGTGCACACCAATAGGCGTGATTACCTGATCGATAGACTGCAGGGTCTCAGCAACACAATCACGCACTACGATGACGAAGGCTGGCCAACGTCCGTCAGTGTCGAGACTGTCTGAGCACACAAGCACGAAACCCCAGGGGTTACCTAGGGTCTCTAGTTTGTCTGCGGTTGCCTAGCTCGGGATTAGCTCGGGTTACAGTTAGTGAATGAACCGTAGTCGACGCAGGTATAGCTAGGTGCTTGCGGTTGACGATACTTGGTCCTACTGGCTCCCACAGTCTGCCCCAGGCTACTTAGACCCTCAGACCAAGCTTGGGCCTGTTGAGGTGTCATAGTGGAACCTGCGCAACCCGAAAGGGAAGAAAGGGAACCCAGGGTAACCAAGGTAATGAGAATAGTTTTCATGTTCTGTTTAATTGTTAGGTCAATTATTGTGATAGGTAATGCGCACGTAATGTAACCCAAACGACAAAACCCAGGGGAAACCCTAGGCTTTCTCGTTTGCGCTATGTTCTAGATGTTCTCGATGTTCTCGAATGATCCGTATGTTCCCTGGGAGACGTATCTCTACGGTTCCTCCCAAGGTTCCCGCTAGCTCCTCTGCGAGCGCTCTGGTTAGATCATGTATCAGTGTAGGCGTTGGTTCGATAGCCCGCGAGTATGCTTCGAGAGCTTTGGTTACCGGGCGTACAGAGGGTCTCAAACTTCCTCCAGAAACTTACGACGCCACGCAAAGGAAGTGACCTTGCGCAACCATGTACATCCTTCGCTATGGGTCACGGGGGAAGCACTCAGACGAACCTTAACGCCTGTCCGTTCGTTCATAACTACCACGTGATAGAGACGAGTGTTCATTGTGCTTCCTTGTTAGAGATGTAGAACAGATCAGGTACCGCAGCTTCCTGCAGGGCAACTAAGGCTTCCTCCAGTGTGAGGAACCGTAATAACGCTTTTCCTGTGAAACGATGGACTAGGATGAACATGGTTTAGTATCCTAGGCAGTGAACTAGACCATCATCACCAACGTGATACACCTGAACCTTAACGGTCCCGACTGTGTAGACCATTTCAGGACGGTTCACTTCAGCGTACTTTCTATTAGAGACCTTGACGCAACGAGCGTAGAAGCTGTTGGCATGCCCAAAAGGGCTGATGAAGTCAAACGTCTGGCCGATTGGTAAGTCACGAAACATGGTCATGGTGCATCCTTTGTAGTTGGTCTCTTCAGTACGGGCGATACCCGCAGACCCTCATGTGTAAGAGGGTTTCGACCTGTGTTACACAATCAAGACATAACTCTAGGCTTGCGACCGTTCAAGCGCATATCCCGAAGGCAAATATCAGTACGACCTACGCCCATATCTACAGCGTCCTCCGCTTTAGTGCTGTATCCCCAATCCCCTTTGGCCCCTTGCTTCAGAAGTCCAGGCTTTACTTCTGATACATACAAAGGGATAAGAGTTACCGGGCAAGTAGTCTGTACTTTCATGATGGTATCCTGTTGTGTGTTGTGTAGATTAGAGAACGTCATTGCGTTCTTCGGGAACGTTGTGTGCATCCGTCAGGTAGACGCGCCCGCCCTTGGTTGTCTCAACGGTCCCTTGGATCAACCCGTGGACCTGCAGACCGTAGATGAACCCGCTATTGGGCTTGTTACGGCAATTGAAGGGCGTCTGCTCTACACCACCCACTACCTCAGCTAATAACAGGTCAAACATCGGGTTACCAGAGACGGTGTTACGTGCGCGATCTGCTGCCAGGATTCGATAGAAAGACATTTGATTCTCCAGGTATCTAAGGTCGTTTTGTTCGTTGCTGCTATGGGATGAACTATAGCGTGTTGTGCAGAGGTGTGCAACCGTTATTTAAACTTATTTGCACAGGGTTCCTCTGGTTACGCTAGGTTGTACGCGGTAAGGAATGCATCCTGATTGGTATAGACCTCACGGGCGCCCGCATTACCTCTCTTGTAATGCTTTACGATCACTTCCCCTGTAACGTCCGACTCCCGGACCCTGATGTATTCCCCTTCGTCATCTAAGACGATTCGAACGTCCACAACTGCATGCACATTATTTAACGCCCACATTGATTGTGCGACGGCGTTAGCTTGGGATTGATATAGGATCATTTGGTTTCCCCTGGGTCTTAATGAAGGTTGAATGCGAACTTAGCGACAGAGCCAAGGAACGTATCGGGATACACAAGGCCCCCAAAGGCACTAAGGGAACATCCGAGCATTACCATCATGGTGAACATTGCGATGTGTCCGGACTCGACGTTGCTCTTAAGGTTGCGCAGAGTTTTCATTTGGGTTCCTTGGGTTCGTCTGGTTCGTTGCGGTATGTAGAGAATATATAGGAACACACAGTGTTGTGCAAGTACTTTCGATCAAAAGGTGTCTTGGTGACTAAGGGCTCAGGTTCGTTCGCCTGTCGAACACACACGAACCCCTTCCTTCACTATTTGGAATACCTGACCGCTCGGTCGGTTAATCCCTGGGTGCACCTCAGCTATCCCTAATGCCCCTGGCTACCACTGGCCAATGAGTAGACCAACGTTCCCTGATTCCACATTAGATAACTCATCGGATGTATCTCCTTTAGAATCAAGCACTTAGCCCATGCTCCCACTCGAGCCACGCTCCTTGCTGTGCCCACACGCTGCCGGATGTACCCCCTAGGGCCTCTTTGGATCCACTTCCAAAAGAATGCCTAAAGGTTTTTCGTTGTTGTTGTTGTTCGACCTGTTGCGTGAGAGCAACGTCCCCAAGATTTCCAAAGAAACCCAAGGTACCCCCTAGGACCCCCCCCCGGGTACCCTCAAGTTGATCCCACCCCCTTTATTCCCAAGGGTAACTCAAGGTAACCAAAAGGACCCCAAGGGTACCCAAGGTTGCACAAGTCTTACCCAAGTTTTACCTAAGTTTCTCCCTACATTGACCATTATCTCGACCATTAATAGACCAGTAAGGGCTATGGGGGGTAGGGGGGCTTTAGATTCTTAGAGACCTAAGGATTCTAAAGGACCCTAGGTTTTACTTAAGTCCCTATAGTTTATATATAGGTTATTAATAATGGTCTTATCTAAAGATTTACCCAAGGATAAAACCAAGGTACCCCAAGGGTATCCACAGTCACCCAAAGATACCCATGGCATTAGAATCCGCTACTTATATTGATGGTCTCGTACCTGCTAATCCCCTTGGCTCAGATGCCATTGCATTTGCAGATGACCATATCCGTCTCATTAAGACGACCCTGAAGAATACCTTCCCGAATCTCTCGGGTGCAGTGAATTGGAACCAAGCCCAACTTAATACCCTGATGCCTGTTGGCGGGATCATTATGTGGGCACAACCCTCTATCCCTGCGGGGTGGGCGTTGTGTAATGGTCAGACTGTTGCACGTAGTGATGGTGCGGGGAATATCATCACCCCCAATCTGGTCGATAGGTTTATCGTCGGCGCAGGGAATTCCTACGGCCTTACTGCTTCAGGTGGTGCCCCCTTCATCACCTTGTCCCAGTCCCAGATGCCCGTGCATAACCACTCGGGACACTCGGATACTTTGGGTGACCATAATCACCTAGTGCAGGGGAATACGTCAGACGTGGGCGACCACCAGCACAGTCTCCCCAATAACGGCTCGGTACAGGCAGGTTCGGACAATGGCGGCGCCAACGTAGCCGTATCCACTGGGTATTCGTCGGGACGATTCCAGAACCCCACGAATCCCGCAGGTGCCCACAGTCACTTCTTCTCGGTCAACTCCTCGGTCAACGGGGCACACAGTCACGTCCTCGCTATTGACAACGCAGGCGGTGGGGCGGCTATCGATATCCGGAATCCGTACTACGCCCTCTACTACATCATGAAGGTGTAAATACAGATGCCACTCGAAACCGCCAATTACATCAACCAGCTTAACCCTGCGAATCCCCTGAGTACCGATAGTGTCTCTCAGTCGGACGATCACCTCAGAACCATCAAGGCAGCCCTCAAGAACACCTTCCCGAACCTGGACGGTCCCGTCACAAGTACCCCTGCCCAATTGAATTCCCCGGTACCCGTGGGAGTGATCTTGATGTGGTCGGGAGCCATCGTGGCTATCCCTGCAGGCTATGCGCTCTGTGATGGTACCAATGGGACCCCGGACCTCCGTAAGAAGTTTGTCTACGGTGCCAACTCCACGGATAACCCTGTGGGAACCATAGGTGGGTCCGCAAGTACCGGGATGGCAGGGTCACACACCCACACGATCAACGGTGCAACTGCGGGAGCCCCTGGGGTTACCTTGAATGCTGTCCAGTCTGGTACAGGCGCTACGGCTGTCACGGCTGTCTCTGCTCCTGCGAACCATACGCACACTGCGAACCTCGTGGGTGATCACCAGCACACCTCGCTGCCTCCGTACATGGCCTTGGCCTACATCATGAAGGTATAACAATGCCGACTCTCCCGCTTCGGAAGCTTGGGGGCGTGGGGGTCATCACTGATGCCAACCCGTACGACCTCCCGCCTAATGCTTTCTCTGCCGCGAACAACGTCATCTTCGATGAGGACAGGATTACCCGTGCTCCTGTGTTCAAGCAACTGTTCAACCCTATTCGGTCGGCCCTCACGTATGACACGGCCCCGGGTACCTACGATGCCAACACGAACCCTTATGACTCGGCTGAAGGTGGTAGTTCTACGCTTGCTCGTTTCGTTGGCTCTTATGCTGACGCTCAGATCGGGGAAGCAGTCTTCGTATGTGATCGAGACGGGACCGTACGTGCGTACCCAAACAATAACCTCACGTTCCTTACCCCGAGTTCAGGCACGGTAACCAACGATAACCCTTGGTCCCACTGTCAGGTCGCAGGGATCTCCTTCTTGGCTCGTCAGGGCATGAGGCCCTACGTCCGGAACATCCCGAACAATGACCCCCTGTACTCACAGATTGGCGGTGATTGGGTAGCCACAGATCAAGCAGCGGTGGTCCGTCCGTTCCTGGACTTCGCCATCATGATGAACCTGAACAAGAACGGGGTGAAGTACCCCACGATGTTCAAGTGGTCTAACCCGATCCAGTACGGGGCTGCAATCTCGACGATCAATTGGGACCCTTCGAATCCTAACTTCGTAGCAGGTGAGAACGTCATCTCTGAGATGCGCTCACCTATCCGTGATGGTCTGGTCCTCGGCAGCAGCTTCGTGGTCTACAACCAGTCCCAAGTGTGGAACGTGGAATACCGTGGGGACTCTGCAGTCTTTGGATTCCGTAAGGCTCCCTTCGAAGGTGGGATCATCAACACGAACTGTGTCGTTGAGATCGAGGGTAAGCACTTCGTCTTCGGTGAGAACGATATCTATGTCCACGATGGTCTCGCTAAGAACTCCATCAGTGACAGCCGTGTTCGCCGGACGATCTACAACACCTTGGACCGCACCCGTCAGACCTCGTGCTTCGTGGTCCACGACTCGGTCGCTAACTTGGTCCACTTCTGCTACCCGACCCTGCAGGATGAGGCCGCGTTCGTCAACGCTGACTTCTGTAACCAAGCTGCGATCTACAACTACAAGAACGACACTTGGTCCTTCATGGATCTCCCGAACATCATTGGGGGAGCCGAGGCCAACGCTGCACTGGTGAAGAACTCCTTCCCGGATGTCACGGATACCTACGAACTGTACAACACGAGCTACACGAGCTTCCTCGGGATCACCCCGAAGATGCCCATTATGCTCTCGGTTGCCGATCAGAACGCAGGGGTCACAGATACCCGAGTCTTCGCTGTGGATCTCCCGACCGCAGGGTTGGTTAATCTCCCCGCGAACCAAGAGGTCCTCAAGCCTGCCTATGTGGAGCGTGTGGGGATTGACCTGGATAACGCAGGGCTGCCTACGACCCTCCGAGGGTACAAGCTCGTGCAGTCTCTGGTGCCCCAGTGTTCCTTTGAGGATTCCACGGGTGTCTTCACGTTCGAAGTAGGGTCTGCGGATCTCCCTAAGCAAGCTGCAGTGTACCGGTCGAGTTCGACGTATAACCCTGCCGAAGAGTACAAGCTGGACATGATGGTCGCAGGCCGCTACCTCGCCTACAAGGTGAGCACGGCATCGATCAGTAACTTCCAGTTCTCAGGTATGGACTTCGACATCAAGACATTGAGTCGCCGATGATCTACACCACCCCCATCACCAAGTATGTCCGCTCGAGTGTTCCGACTAATCCCCAATCGCAGGTCCTCTTTCTCACTGAGGAACTGAAGAAATTGGAGCGGACCATTCAGTCTCTCGTGGCAGCCCTCGAGCAGATAGGCGGACACGTACCTTAAAACAGAGAGTAACACCCCTATGATTAGCTACCAAGTTGAGAAGTGGAGTGAAGCCGTCGAAGAGATGCGTCCCCTGTGGGAGCAACACTACTCAGAGATCGCCTACGACCAAGCTGAAATCCCCTTCTTCCTCAACGAGGCCTTTTACCTCGCTGCTGAGACCTCAGGAATCCTCCTGTTTGTCACGGTGCGAGATAACGGGAAGCTCATAGGGTATAGCAAGAATCTACTCAGCCGTCACCCGCATCACGCGTCCTCCCTGTTCTGCTTCAACGACTCCTACTTCATCCTCCCCGAGTACCGCCAAGGTTGGCTTGGGGTTCACCTGTTCCGCTATGCCGAAGATCGCATGCGTGA